AAAAAAAGCGTAGTTTACTTTCTGCACTGCACCTTATCTTCCTACGAGCGAAGCGAGTAAAACAGGGATCAAGGAATAGGGGGGCCTGCCCCCCTTTCCGTCTGATCCCGGTCTGTTCTCGCCCAAAGCCTATAGCCAAGTTGGCCCTCGCAGAGGCTACCGGGGGCTGATATGCTGCCGCCTATATGCATTATACATACATATGCATTGATATAGGTGAGACCCCTAGGGTAGAACATGGCGGACAAAAACCTCACCTACGATGAACTGAACGATTTTCTAGCATCTCAAGACAAATTGTCTTTGAAGTTGATTAAGATGATGATTGAAGATAGATTGGGTGAGGAAGAATGAGGAACAAATCAATATCATTGTGCGACAAGTCGTTTGAAGTAGCAAAGCGAATGCCAAACTTTAGCGGATGGATCCGTGAACAACTTCTTAGATATCAACCGGATCAGAAAGTGGAAGTTGAAGTGAAGAAAAGAATTCCAAAGAATGTAATGTGTAAAAATTGCATGGCGATCGGCGATCACTTTACACTGGACTGTCCGACATTGGAGGCGTTAGAATGAAAGAAGCAAAGAAATTAGAAACAGCGATGATCAATTTGAATCGAGTCTACCTTTACGAAGCCATGGCCAACAACGATGAAGAATACATTAAGGCATTTAATGCCATGATGACAGTCGTAAGGAGGTTGCAAGAATGAGTGCAGCATACAGATGCGACTGTGGACACATCATTGGATTGCCTTCGGCAGGATCGAATGTCGTAGGATTGTCATGTGGCAATTGCGACAAACATTTCCGAATTAGTTACCCACCGGATAAACTCGTTGGCGTTGTTTCTGAATGGAGATGTCCGACATGTAACGGTGACAAAGGCAGATGCTTTCGTGTTCCTCGGTTTTGTCCTGTTACAAGAGAGAAGCAATCTGCGGGAACTGCAACAAAACAATGAGATAAAGCAGTCGTTCACACCAAACGATACGCTCATTTTGTTCTTTGTCGATCGGGGCGATGGGTTCTTGCATATCGACACCGCTTACAGCATCAAAGTGTTGCCATTGTCTGCTAATTTCCGAGGTGGTTGCTGTGCACGTATTGGGCCGCTGACAAGACCACGATTCAATCCAAAACGAATCCAGTCGGGAATATTTCCTAAAGTGACATCGAACTTACCGAACGCAGTTTCAAAGTCTTGCATCGCCCTGGCACCTTTGATGTATGTGCGTAGATTTCCAGTGTCAAGCATTTGCTCACTTGAATCCGCTGAGTAATTCAACCAAAAGTTTCGTGCCGCTGTTCCAAGGATCATGCGTTCGGGGCGAATGCCACCATACTTCCATGCAGGAAATATCTGACCCACATTAGCGGCCTTTGGTATGATCCTACCTTGGTTCATCAAATTGATTCCTTGCGCGACACTACGTTCACGAAGCAGTCCTAATCCATAGGAAGTAGTCGTTGCTTTGGTAGAATTGACCCTCAATAGGAATGAGAATGCGAGATCACGGTATAATGATCCAAAATCACCATGGACAAATGCAGTGAAGTAAACAAAGGGCGTATAGAATGAAAAAGACGGCCCTGCGCTGATCTGTGGCGATGGGAATTGGTTGATCGGCGCAAATGTAAATCCTGCTTCGGATGGTGAAATATCCATGTTTGCCTTGAATAAGACTGAATCGGATGCTGCTACCGGCCCTCGATTGGGGACAAATGGCGCGATGTTCATGTTTGAGTAAATTACAGGGTATGGAGTAACAAAGAACTCAATGTAACCGAACGGTGAATCAGTGCTAATCACAGAGTCTTGGAATATGTCACATGCCAATACTTCATGACGCATTCCACGCTTCAATTCAACCTTCTTTTGGATGATCACCATATCACTCGTGGAAACAACAAGACTGTTCTCAAGACTTTCTCTAATATCGTGGATCGCCATTACTTCATCTCCTTTTGCGCCAACTTACGAGCAGCAGCACCGCATCGTTTGAAACCATTCTTTTTCCACTTACCGTTCTTTAACTTGTAATCGGCTTGTATTGCTTTGAAGTGCTTACCATACGCTGCATGGTACTTTGACTTCTTACGCTTTTTCTTTGGTGCTAGAGCTTGAGAATTGTTTTCTACAATTTCCGCTGACTGCATAGCATCGGTCGGAATAACCTGAGTCAAAACTTCACCTTCTTTGATGTAGATTTGGAATGCCGGTGATCCTTGGATCATAAATGCTTGATACGCTGGAATCGCGATCATATCAACAGGGAATACAGTTTCTTGATCGCCCAAAATAAAACCGCTAATAGCACCTAAAGCACCTCCAACTACTGATCCACCGAGAGGAACAACCGATCCCAACTTAGCACCAACTTGAGCACCCTTACGTGCACTCATTGCTCTTTGAGTAAGTCTCTCCTCGGCATTAGGGCCTTTGAGATCATCACCGATCCTTGTAGTGTAGAACTTACCGTTCTTGTCGTATGGCAACTAAGCCACCTCACAGATCCTGTTGTTGGGTAAGCATCTCAGTCATGTCGGCTTCGTTAAGTTTCACAGGTTCACCAATAACCATGACATCAATCTCAAGGGTAGATCCTGCATGTTCACCAACAAATGAAGCAGCAACGCCGATCAATAAATCTGACACGACATTGTAGCCTTCCGGATGGAGATCGGGCGTACCGTAGTGAGTCCATTGGTTCTCAACTGCAACTGGCTGTGTACCACCTGCGTTTGGAATAAGGTCGGTGGTCATCTCAAGTAGGTTGATGACATCGGGTGAAGCCAAACCAACATCAGCAGCGTTCTCATATGCTGTTGTAGTAGCGAACACTTTGATGCTTGCATTGATTGGAGTAGCACCCGCTGTTTCAGTAAGAGTAGGTTGTAGGACACCATTAGGTTTCGATGGTGCACGTAGTTGGTAGCGGATCTCTTTGATCGCCATACCTTCTTTCTTGACAATGTTTACGAAGTCACTCAAATCAACTCGTCCGTAAACAAGGGCGGTATTACCCGATCCATTCACATCAAATTGTAGTCGGTCTCTCAAAATTAGGTCTCGGGATGCTTTCGCCATGACCTTGCTAACACCCGACGGTGTATAAAGTAAACCTAACCCTAAAACGCCTTGGAGGAAAACCACTGCACTGCGAAAAAAAGCGTAGTTTACTTTCTGCACTGCACCTTATCTTCCTACGAGCGAAGCGAGTAAAACAGGGATCAAGGAATAGGGGGGCCTGCCCCCCTTTCCGTCTGATCCCGGTCTGTTCTCGCCCAAA